TCGAGATCGATTGGCTTAGCATCTCGGTTCCCCCAGAAGCGAATGATACTTATCGGACGTACGAAATCGCACAGTTTTTGGGCGAACCACCCGCATCGAACTGCGAAGGTGTCCAACGATTCAACGACTATGAATCGCTAGTAACGGCCCTCCTGGCATTGAACACGCGGGAGCCCGAGCCAGAGCCCGAGCCAGAGCCCGAGCAAGACGGGTGTGTGATAGTTTGAATAAGATCACAAACAAAAAAAACGTACGACATCGTTTTTCCCACATTGGTTTTTTTTTATAAATTAGTAATTACGGATTCCCAATCATATCTTTTTAATAGATGACATTTAAATAATTCATTTGGATATTCTAATTTTTTATTTTTACTTAATTTTCTTCTAGATAAATGGAAACTTTTTTCAGGCAATACCATTTGTAATTGTTTATATGGTGTCAATACTAAATCATTTTGTTTAATAGTTAATTCATTAATATTTTCTAAATAAATATTTAGATCATATAAACTTGGAGCAAAATGATATTTATAACACCATTGCCAATTAATACAGCCTTTTAAATAATAATGAATTGTCCATATAAAAGATTCCAGATAATTTTCACATAATTCTTTTATATTTTTAGGATCAGTTAATTCAAAGTAACTATAATATTTATCTTTCCATACATTCATATTATTGAAAATAAGTTTTTCATCGGTTCTTTCAATTATAGGAGTATGTAGTTTTCTTTCTTCGTGTGTTTGTACATATTTTTTAGAATTATTTTCTTGTTTATTTCTAATATTCATAATAGTTTTTAATCGTTTATCTTCTTCAATAGATAATTCATGAATAAATTCTTTGAAATATTTTAGATTTATAAAATTTTTTTCATAACGATTAATTAAATAAAAAATCGAACCATATTTAGTTCGTAATTTATTATATATATTTAATAATACATCTAATCCATTATACCTAATATTGACAGATGGTGTATTTTTTATAAAATCATTTCCAATAAAAAAACAAATGAATATATAATCTTCTGGACTAATAGATAATGATTTTTTCAATACATCTATATTTAAATAAATATATTCATCGTCTGTTTTTTCGATATTATATTCTGTTCTTTCACGTAATAAAGATATCTTTGACGGATTAATTATTGATAACATAATTAGATCGGCATCTAATCCATAAACAATATTATGATCTAAATTATGTTTAATAATATAATGAAATATTTTATGTTCACCTTCACCTGGTATTGTTGATAAACTAAGTTCGATATTATTTTTTGTGAAATGTTTAGTCAAAAACGAGTCTAATTTATACATAAATTTTGTTCCTGGAGTAATAGCATTTGTATCCCATACTTTATTTTGTTCGATTGACATGAATCTTCTTTGTCGTTGTTGTTTTATTTTAGGCATGGGGCATGGTCCATCGACGGCGATATATACAAATTTAGGTTTAACAAGGTCAATTATATTTATAATTTTTTCATATATTTTATTAAACATGATTGATTCATCTGTTTCATTTACGCAACACGGATGAATTAAACAATTTAAATCAAAAAATAAATTATCAATTTGATTAGGTTTTTGTAAACATTGTTTATTATCTTCGATGATAGTTTTAAAATAAACTGGGATACCCATTTAAATATACAAATATATATATTCAAACGTTTATATAAAAATCATTTATCTATATACGCTTACGCTGCGCGTCAACTATCTCTTCTTCGAAACTGTGTTCCTGCGCTTTCCTCAATATCAGGAGCGCTTTGCGTCGCAAATAACGTAATCGATTCTTAGCAGAAACGGGTCGTACCGGGGGTGGTGGGAATAATCCCAATGCCACTATCCCTGTCTGGGCGATTATTGCAGCATTCTGCTGTTCTCTACCCTCTTCATTTTTCGCATTATTTATACTCCATCGCTTTCTCATCATGCGATCGGCGGCAGATCCATTGATCTGTGCTCTACTTATCTTTCTCGACATCAGGTATATATTTAAACCCTGTGCCCTTTATTATTATACATAAAAATATAGAAATAAATTTCAAATTAATATAGAAATAAATTAATATGTAAAAAAATAATATACATATATATAAGATGGATAATATCGATTTATATATATATGAAAAGGATATTTCTATAGATGATTTATATCTAATATATATGAAAAATAAAGATTTTATAGGACATATAAAAGATATAGATGAGATTAATAAGAAGATAACATTATACAGTGATATTAATAAAGATACACTAATACTAGATATTAATGATGATAATAATATTTTATTAAAAACAAGTAAATACACAATATCAGATATTGAAAAATTAATAGAATTTGACGAAGATGAATTTGATGATATAACAGAGATTATATTAAAGCAGGATGTTTATCCGGAATTAGAGATTGAAACGGAAGAGCAAACAAAATCAAAATATGAATATACGAAAGAAGAGAAGAGTGAGATATTATTGAGTAATTTAATAATAGCATATGATAATAATGGTCCATTATTTTTGAGGGAACTATCTGATAATATAAATGATTTGTTATCTATATCCGACATAGACGAGATATATAATTACAAAATAAAAGACATAAAAAATAAAAATGAATTGCCGAATTGGATTATACCAATATTTGATATTAAACCGAAATTTTATATGGATGATATGGTATATGAAGATATCATTGAAATAGATAAACTAACAGTAGACGCAGACTATAAAAAATATATGAATATAATCATGAATGATAAATATGAAGCTGTTGTATCAGATACAAATAGTACGGGATATAATATTGAATATTCAGGTAGATATTTAACAGATTGTTTAATTGATGGATGTATAACAAATGATACACTTTATTATATTGATGAGCGTAGAACTAGAGATGAAATAGATATTCCAATTAAGATAGATAAAAAAATGGATAGACTAAATATTATCCCAAAACAAAATATGAATTTAAAATCGTTAATGATATTACCGATTAGACTATCTAATTTTTATTATAACATAGACGCGGATAGTAGAATTATACCATTACATGAAAAAATAAAATATAGTATAATTAAATATTCAAATAAATCATTTTCGAAATATATAAATGATAATTATTTTAAATTAAATTTCAAGAATTTAGATAATGAACAGATAGATATGGACGATATAAATATATATGACATAACAAATAAAAGGTATAATTCAGAACTAATAATAAAAGATATGGATAATTTACCATCAGTTAAGGAATTATTAGAAACAATAAATATTCCGATATATAATTATAGTGATGTAGAAAAGATATTATCTGTATATAATGTATTAATAAACGATTTGACGGTAACGGATATTAAATATATAAATAATCGGATGCGTTTATCTATTAAAGATATAAAAAAATATACAACAGAATATGTTCCAATAAAATATGAGAAAGTAAAATTAGATATTGAAGATCGGATTGGTTTGATAAAAGAATATATATTTAAACAGACGGATATTAATATAAGAAATTATTATTTAAATCAGTTTATTGAAAGATATACAAGATTTCACAAGGATGATAATTGGTTATATAGTATACACAATAAAGAAAAGATATTATGTAAGCACCATGTATTATCAAGTAAAATATCATATGATAAAGATATTTTTCAATCATTAATAAGTATATATGGCACAGAGCCGATTGATGGAATAATATATTGTAAAAATTGTGGGGAATATATAAGCGAAGAAAATTTCGCAATAACAGAAGAATTTAAAGATGACGGAATAATAAAAAAGGATATTATAGTCAATGAAGATCTTGATATATTAGAAGCGTTAACGGACCCACAGATAATAATAACGGAACGAATAAAATTATTTTCAAGATCACTGGGAGTTGAATTAAACGAACCAGATATATATGAGATATTATTAAATTATGAATTATTAAAAAATGAAGATTTAGCGAATAAGAGATATAATAAAGAATTAGTTAGTACAACAAATCATCCAATTATAAGAGAGGCGATTGATAAGAATCTAAATAATACAAAATTGAAAAAAGTTAAATTAAATGTACGGGCATATTTAATATATACAAATCAATTAATATATTTATATATTGTAATTTTGATATATATACAAACGAGTATACCAGAATATTCAGTAGATAAAAAATCATTAGAATTAATAGATTTTTCAAATAAATCATATGAAAGATTAAATGTATCGGATGACGATTCATCCATAAATATGACTATGATTAATTATTTAATTAGTATAATTCGACAGATGACAAAAAATTATGGATTTGAAGATTTCTGGAAATATTCAGAATCATTTTTAAAAGAATATGATAATATTAAAACAACAAAACCTGAAATACAAATTATTAATTGTATTAAATATATTATATCACCATATTATTCTAAGATACTAGATAGAATTAATAAATATACAAATCATAAAGATACTAGTGGTATTGGATACATTAAAAAATATTGGACGACCTATAAACCCAATCCGAATAATAACGATATTTTAAAAATAAATAAAATAATTCAGGATAATAAAAAAGATAATGATTATTTATTACGTAATAATATATCTGGATACAATATAGAAAATATAACAGATATAACGCCGATAAATCGAATTGAATATAAATATAAACAATATAATATTAATAATTTCACAATTTTAAATAGATCATTTAAAACATTATATAAATTCATTATTAGTTTATATGGAAATTATGATAATATCAAATATATATTATTGCTAATCAATAGTTTTAAAAACAGATTAACTGATAAAAAAACAGAAATACTAACTATATTAAAGAAATATAAATTAGATAAATTGGAATTAAATAGAAAGGTATCATTTATGTCATTAAAAAAAATGATATATGAGATAAATAAATTATACCTGAAAAAAGAAAATAATATCATGATAATGTATGATCATATTATATTTAATTCTCCTGAGTATAATTATATTATAACGAACCCAATAAGACATTACACATATAATTCTATAAATTTATATTCAGATGATATAATAACGAATGATATGAAAAAATTATTACAGAAAAAATATTGTTATGATAAGTATGGGAATATAATTTATAATGATTCACATAATTATACTAGAAAATATATATCATTAGACATAAATATACAATTAAGCAATTTTAAAAAAAATATTGAAACAGATAATATATATAAATCTATTAATGATATACATAAACAAAATAAATTAGAATTATTATCACAAAAAATCAATAGAATTATTGTTGAAAGAAGATTAATTAATTTTATAAACAAAAATGAATATGAAAAACATCAAAATATGATTTTTGAAAAACTAATAGAAACTACAAATGAATTACTCGAAGATAAGAAACAGAATTATGATGAATTATATAAACGAGAATTTAGCAATATTATAAAATCAACGAATATAATAATTAAAAAGATAATCGATTTTATAAATAAAAATCCATTGTTAAATAAATATTTAAAAAATATAAAATTAGAAAAAATATTCAATAGTATAGTTGAATCTGATGATCTAGTATTTAAGGATAATATAATTAGAAACACGAATATGCGAATAAAATTAATAAGTGAAAATATTAGCCAAGAAAAAACGAATATACCTAAATATTGGATGAATAATCAATATAATAGTGATATGATGAAAGATTTTATAATGAATAAAAGAAATACCACACACGATGATGTATTCATGAAATCATCGAATAAAACATTCGATAAATATTTTGATAAATCGGATTATTTCAAAAATTTACATACATACACAAAAAATATAATAAAGGATATAAAATCGCTTATAGGTGATGATAATACATTATTTACTAAAAGATATGGTGTATACCTTCAGAGATATGTATTTGTATATTACTTTGATTCGATTATAACATATATTCAAAATATATCTAGTTTAAATAATGATATGCCAAATATGGATAATATATTATATGAATTACTAGAAAATAATAATAAAGATAATATAACGGAATCAATTGATATATTATCCTCTTTTTTAATTGATATAGTAACTAATATGATTCAAGAATATACCGACCCACAATGGATTAATAATAAATCATCATTATCGGAGAGACTAGGGATCCAGAAAGAAAGAGAAAAACAATCATTAGTTCAAATATTTGATATGATGACACCAGAAGAAAGAGAATTAGATCGACAAAAACAAAAATTCGGAATATCCAATTGGTATCAAGTTGTAGCAAATGAAAATCAAGAATATATTAATAGTGACGAATATAAAAATGCAACTGATCAAGAACGAATTGAATTCATTAATAATATACAGCAATCTAATTCCCCTGAAATAGATGCATTAAACGAAAATGGAATAGATATAAATTTTCAAAAACCCATTCAACAATCGAATGCTGATTATGATGAATATAGTTATAATGATGGAGATGTGACTGGTGATAGTGATTTAGATGGATTTGATAGAAATACAATAGACGATTAATTAATATGATATATATATATGAATCAATTAATTTATAAGACAAATAATACTGAATTATTATATAAAGTAACAGATTATAAAAATAATGAACCTAATCCAGAAAAAGAACTATATCGTAAGCAAGTTATTTATAATATTAATAAAAAATAATTATTGATGAGTATTCAAGAATTGGATAAGGTTTTGTTTTGTTCTATCTTGTTCAAATGGTATTAATAGTTGATTTTGTTTTTCAATGACAATATGTGGGACAGAGCCGGTGGTTATATGACCGGGAGCCTCTATTATATCAACCTTATTCATATCATATTTATCATCATATTTTTTTACGAGTTCATCCCACATGGGATTGAATTCAGAACAATATCCACACGAAGGGGAATGTATATAATAACATTTATATTTTCCGCCACCGCGCTTATTCATTCTTTTTTTTGATTTATATATATGTTTTGATTTCTTTTTTTTGAAGGACCGGTGCTTGGTTTTATTATTTGTTTTTAACTTTAATATTGAATTTTCATATGGATCATATTTTAGAAACCATTCTTCATATTCTTTTGAGTTTCTCTTATTTTTTAATTTATTAAACATTTCGCTTTTTTTCTCTAACATTTTTGGTAACGTATGCATATCACCATAACATTCAATTGGTAATTCTTTAAAAACTCCTTTACCAAAATTCTTATCATTTATACTAATAATAATATCCGCAATGCACATAATACGATTTGTATTATATAATTTACATTTATCCATATAAGTAAATAATAAATACATACTTAATAAAGTGAATACCGACGCAACTCTATATGTTTTTGAATTATTTGTAATATTAATAAAAGAATAACACGCAATTGGTTCATATATAATAGCAACAGTTTCTGAATTTATAGTAATTATATAATTAGGTGGGAAAATTTCGGATATACCTTCATCTTTTGTAAATCTTATTTCGGGGATTATTTTCTTAAGATTATTTATACATTTTTCAGGATCAATATGAAATACATCGATTATAGTTCTAGAATTCATTAATTTTTTATTATATTTAGAATATAATTGTAATGCTTTACCACCAAAGAAAATACATTTATTAGAAGCAAAACATTCGACAATTTTATCAAAATATTTTAAACTATTCACAGATCTAATATCGCAATCATTTGTTTTTATCGGATAATTATTATCTAATAGTTTTAAACGCGAATATACTTTTTCCCATCGAGATACATCGCCTTTTGGTCTTGATAATTCTAGATACATATTCATTCGTAAATAATCGGGCGGACAATAATAAATGCCATTTCTAACATAAGCTGTTTCAGATAATTTCTTATATAATCGAGAATTGATTTGAGTAATATCAGCAACTGGTATATAATTTACAAATACTTTATATGTACCATAATGCATACCACTTTTTGCTAGAATATTTTTAAAACCATTCTTAAAATATATATTCGCTAATTGTTTTGCATCACCTATTGCGTTTTTACTATAAAAATCATAATCTGGAAATTCGGTACCTGTATAAAATTGATCTTTTTTTGGTAAAATATTATTAATGGCAGTACCACCATAACATATTAATTTTTTATCTTTTAAAAAGGTCTCAATAATATTTATTATTTTTTTATTATCTGGTGACCCGAGATCCATAGTATATCTATCACCTGCTAACTTTGCAGCAGTGGAAATTATCTCAATTCCACTCATATTATATACATATATATAATATTATAAATTTAAAGAAAAAAAAATATAATATTATATGGAAAATCATAATTTAAATTTATTAATAAAGAATAAACAAAAGAAGGCATCGAAATATGTACCATTTGATCCGAATTTAAATTTAGAACCATTAATTAAATATTTGGATCAAGAACAAGAAAATGTATATGATAAAACATGGAATAAAATAGATAATGGAATTAAAAAAAAATTAATATATGATTATTATTATTCTAATAATAATATAGACTTCTATAATAACGTAATTTATAGATTATTATATAATGGTCAATTAAACAAACAATATATAATCGAATATGATATATCGAGTAAAAATATAGTTAATATTACTAAAAATTAAAAATCATCACCTAATTCAAATACTTGTTCGGATTTACCCAATGGATTAGCAAGATTCGAATATTCGCCAACGCGTTTTTCAAAAAAATTTGTTTTCCCTTGAATAGAAATAAGATTCATAAAATCAAATGGATTTTGAGTATCATAAATTTTTTCCATATTCAACATACATAGTAATCTATCCGCAACATATTCAATATATTGTGACATCAATTTCGCATTCATACCAATCAATGAACATGGTAAGGATTCCGTAATAAATTCTTTTTCAATTTCGACTGCGTCCTTAATAATACATTTAATTGTATTCTCATCAGGTTTATTTACTATATGATTATTAAAAAGAAGAATCGCAAACTCTGTATGCATCCCCTCATCTCTTGAAATTAATTCATTGCTTTGACATAATCCGGGCATCAATCCTCTTTTCTTAAGCCAAAAGATACTACAGAATGCACCCGAGAAGAAGATACCCTCAACCGCCGCGAATGCTATACATCGTTCGCCAAAAGATCGATCATTTGAAATCCATTTAATAGCCCAATCGGCCTTTTTTTTAATGCTATCAACGTGTTCAATCGCATTTAGTAATTTATTTTTTTTCATTTCATCTTTAATATATGTATCAATTAGTAAAGAATATGTTTCACTATGAATATTTTCCATCGCAATTTGAAATCCATAAAAACATTTTGCCTCTAAATATTTAACATCATTCGTAAATCTTTCTAATAAATTTTCATTGACAATTCCATCTGACGCAGCAAAAAATGCTAAAATATTTTCAATGAAATATTTTTCATTATCTTCTAGAGTCTCAAAATCTCTATAATCTTTAGATAAATCAAGTTCTTCTACCGGCCAAAAATTAGCAACTGATTTTTTATACATATCCCATATATCTGGATGTTGAATTGGAAATAATACATAACGATTATTTTCTTCAGATAATAGGGGTTCATTTTTTAACACGGTTGACATATATATATATAATATTATATAGCGATGTATTTAAATATACATATATATTAAATATTAAATATGATTCATGTATTCGATTTAGATGATACCTTACTTATGTCTGACAGTTACAATGAATATAATGATATAAAAATTGATTTGCGTTTAAATGAATTATTATCCGATTTAAATAATAAATATATATTTACAAATGGAACATATGGACATGCGTTTAAATCTATATCTTATATGAATTTACCTAAATTTAATGGTATTCTAGCTAGAGATAATTTATATATGAATCAACCATTAAAACCAGTTATAGATTTATTCTATTATGTTCATAATTATATTTATAATCATAATTATAGTACTCTGTGCCAATCTATTATATTTTATGATGATATGTTAGAAAATTTAGAATCTGCTAAAAAATTAGGATGGATTACCGTTTGGATTACTAAATCAAATAATTATCCACCACCATATGTAGATTACTCGTCTGATAATATTATTGATGCCATAACGTATCTAAAATAAATAAATATATATATAATTATATATAAATGCCCAATAATATAAAAACAATAAATAAAGCAAGAAAGAAAACAAAAAACAAAACAAAAAAGAAAAAAAAACTACCAAATCATTATATATCTAAATTATCGAAACGCGACACCCGCAAACAAATTAATAATATTAAAAAATCATCATCCGCTTATAAAAAGGGCATTTATATAAATCGCCCAAAACTCAAAAGTTATAAATCGAAAAAAAGTTCATGGGTTTCTAAGTATGAAAAAAAATATAATAAAGGAAAAACATATAAAGAAATAGAAATAGCAACGGGTATACCCAAAAAAGCTTTAATGGAAGTTGTTAATAAAGGAAGGGGTGCTTATTATAGTAGTGGTTCGAGACCGAATCAAACCGCAGAATCATGGGGTAAAGCTAGAATGTATTCATATATTATGGGTGGGCCAACTAGAATCGTGGATAAACATATTACAAAAAAATATAATATACAATTTTCATAATTTATTTACATTTTAATTATTGGCTTCTGATATAAAAAATAACCAAGTAAATAAATACATACTAAATTAGTAAATATATTTATGTCTGATCTATTATTAGCGATCACATAATATAATAATGGTGTGGCTATTAAATACATAAATGAATCTCCAATTACTGCTCCCTCCTTTACTATTTTCGCATAATCTTTAAACTCGTCTATTACGCGATTCATCCCATATTTTGTATTTTGTATTACCGTGAAATAAAATCCCAAATCATGTACAATTTGTATTAATAGTACTAGCCCTAAAAATTTATAAAATTCATTTTCTCTACTTATATATTTATTTTTTAACAGATATTCATATAAAAATTTAGAAAGATAAAATCCAATTAGAACTGATACTATATCTAATAATATTGCCATTATCCCTATATTATTATACCAATTATTAATTGATTTTCCAGTAAATGGACTTCGAGTAAATCTAAATAAAAATAACATAAATGTTTCAATCACTAATGTCGCTGTTAAAAATTCTGTAAATGTAATATTTTCTATCATAGTATATTTTAATATATATTTTATTTACACCTTTGAACATTTAAAACGCCTACTCGTGATATATTGAAATGGGAATATTTAATTTGAATATTTTTAATAAATCTTCTATAGTAATCGTTTTATCCTTTTTCAAAATAAAAATTTGATTTAAGATAATATTTGACAGCAGATAGTTTATAATCCTGTGATTTGTGAGGAGGCATATAGTATATCCAATATAATTACGGGATGTCAATAATTAATTATTATACAAACAAATTAGAAGATGAAATCATAGATGAATATTCTTATTTACATAAAATTAAGAAAGAATTAAATATATCACCTGGAAAAAGAGAATATTTAATAAGCGGAATTTCTGCAATAACTAGAAAGGTCGCACAAATGGATGGAAATGGTTTATTAGGTGGTTCTTTAAAAGATCTATTTATTAGCGAATTTTTGAAAAATAATGTTGAAACATATGAAGATACTCATAGTGGGGAATCCGATTTTAAAGTTTCTCATCAAGAAATATCTTTAAAAAATATTAATGGTGGTTCTACATGTGCTTTAAACTGGTCTAAAAATCCCGAGTTTTCACATATACCCTTTACATGTCACATTATTGTATTTCAAGAAAAAAATAGTAAATGGTGGAAAAAAGGACCAAAAAAGCAGATTGATAATTTAGATTACTCACAAAATATTAAAAGAGGTATGTATATATGTAGTAGATATTACTGTAAAAAAAATATTAAATTGGGTAGTAATAATAAGACCGATACTTTAATATCGAAAGAAGATATGTATAGAATGTTGTTATATTCAAAAAATAATGGATTATATATAGATTATGATGTAGATACGGATATTAGCGTTAATTGGAGCATTAGTAAAGGTTTCTATTAAAATAATGTTTTCTTATTTATCATAAAATTAATACACGCATTTATCATTTTTTTATTTACAGCGTTTCCTGCTTGTTTATATGTATCTTTATCATTTTCAGATAATTTAAAATCATAATTGAATGATTGTAAGTTTAAACATTCCCGCGGTGATAACCTTCTTCTTAAATACCCTACGATTGGAATATGAGACATTGCTACAAGGGTTGGTGTATAATTAGGGTCTTTAACTCTTATACCAGATGGTCTAAATGTAAATATATTGTCAGATAAATTAACATTTTTCTTCTGCACTTGCCATTCGAATTTTCTGAGGGCTCCGTACCAATGTTTATTTTCCCTTGATGTATTCAGCCATTCTTCTAATATTTTCTTATTACCTATATAAAAATCTCTATTTTTGTCAATCCATGACTTGTATTTATTGTAAAAATCAACTTTTTTTTCCTTAATTTTTTTTAAGTTTTCTTCATCTGTGATTTTGTTATCTACCTTACATATATTTGTATTATCTCCATCACTATCCCACCAATCAGTCCATATTGGAAATTTTGGAACTACAATTTTATTTTCATTTAATATATCAATAAAATTATTCCATATTTTAATAACATTTTCTTCCCTTTCTGTTATTTTATAAGTTTTATTATATTCTTCATTGTCATATATAATATCATTAATCCTAACATTTAAATCAGCCTTAACTATCTTTGGTATTTTAGGTGTTTCCGGTAATACACCTATATCTTTCCTCACACATAAGATTACCGCCCTTTCCCTTGATTGTGGTACATTAAAGTGTAATGTATTCAAGATTAGAGGATTATCATAAGTATTGTAATTTAGTTTATTAATATTTTCTTTGATAGTCTTCCATGTATTGCCGTTATCATGAGAAGCCAAATTTCTTACATTCTCTAATATAATATATTCAGGTTTGTGATATTTTACTATATCACATATAGTAAAGAATAGATTTCCTCTTTTATCATTAAAGCCATCTTGATTCCCTGCCTTTGAAAAAGGCTGACAAGGAAAGCCTCCACACAATATATTAAAACTTGGAATATCTTTGACATTTACTTTTGTTATATCTCCTTCTGGTTTAATACCATAATTGTTTTCATATGTTTCTCTACATTTTTTATCTATATCACTTGCAAAAACACATTCATATCCTTCTTCTGATAATGCTTGATGAAATCCACCAATTCCACAGAATAAATCAATAAACTTTAATTTTTTATTTTCCATTTCAGTATGTTTGATAATACTATTTTGATTATTTGAAATCAAATTTTTATTTTTAATTTCAATATCCCATTTTTCTACTAAATCTTTAAGTTTTTCTTTCACTAGTTCATCAACTTTTTTTTCAACAATATTTTCTATTTTATCTTTAATATTATCACACGGAGTTTTCCTTTGTAGGTGTTTCATATAATGACCCTTTTGTTTAAATGTTTTTCCACATTTCTCGCAACTATAATTAACCATTTTAGTTATATATAAGATTTTAATTTTAAGTATTTTCAAATTTAACTATTTTAGTTATTTAATGAAATTACTTAAATATTTGGCGTTTCTAATATAATTTGATTTTATATTTTCTATAAACAATGATACATAATGATTAATAATTATACTGATGAACATAATATACGAAAAAAAAAAGAGGATGACGAATGCTGTCATAAAATTATGATGTATTTTAGTTTACTATTTATGGTAGCATTCTGTATATATATTATAATATTATTAATAATATTATACTGTTATAATGATATAAGATATATATCATCCAAAGAATTACATGTAGAAGATATATTGATCGATTCTAGTAATTCCGGTATATAATTACTAATTATTTTTTTTAAATTATTAATTGACGAACTCTTATACACCCCCCCTCGAAGCATAGACAGAATTCGCCAGATTATTAACTATAGTTGAAAAAGATTGTTTCTTATACAATCCATATCCAAATGATATACATAAAACGCATACACATGAGCCTATATAAAATGTCAATTCGGGATAGTTTATAGTGACTCCAGATTTAGACTTTAACTTAGATTTAGACTTAGATTTAGATTTAACCATATACATTTATAAATATAATAATTTGATATTATATTTATTTAAAATTATAAAATGGATTTAAATACAATGGATTTATCTAATATTGCTGAATTAATTGAACTATTTAATTTTAATTATATTATTGCAGATGATATGGAATTAAACGTAATATCGGATGAGGGTCCATATAATGTACCCCTTGAAAATAATAATAACGTAAGATATTTATATATGGATTCAAATGAATATGGAAACCGATCACCCGATGAAATAAAAAAAATAAAAATGTTAAATGATGCAATGGAAATAATTCTAAATATATACTCATTCACAAGTACAATTGATGAAAATTTTTATCCTAAATTAATGACTAATTCAGATTATGATCATCAAATTAAAATGGATGCTCCTCCAGATGATGTTGTTGATGGAGACTTAGAATTAGATGAAGGTGAAGCACAAGTTGTTGATATGGAATCATTGGATAAGGAGCTAACTAATATGAATCTATAAATATCTTTATACCTATTTTTTTTTAGTGATATATTTATATGAAAACTTATATATTTTTAACAGTATTAATAACTTTATATTATCAATATCATATAAGATATCCATTACAGTTTTATCAACATGTATATTTAACAATATTTGTATCAATCATATTATTATTTAAATATTGTTTAAATAATCAAAAGCCATTAGTATATAAAATGATGAATAATATACATAATACAAATAATATTCGATTACATGAATTAGTTCCAGATTTTAATAATAATAGAAATGATATAAAATATAAATTAGCAGATCGACAAGATTTACGGTGTGAATCGTGTAAAAATAATATAGATATTAATTATATAAATCATTATAAATTATCATATAAGATACCAATACATATGGGTGGAATGAATGATGTTACAAATTTATGTTTAATATGCCCTACATGTTATAAAAGATTAATATAATTATATAATATATAATAAGTATATGCCACCACGTAATAGAAGAAACCAAAATCGAGGAAATCAGCAGTCAAATCAAGGAAATCAGCAGTCAAATCAAGGAAATCAGCAGTCTAATCAGAAACAGACATATACAATTCAAAATATTGATAAGATAGATCCAAGTAAAAATAGTAATCTTAAAGCCGAATTAGTTAATCATTTGAATACCGGAACCTGTAATCAGTTTCAAGGCTTCGACTTTACCAATAATAATAACCAGTATAAAGCTGATCAAAATGGTATTACAGCGTATGAGAAGGATTTAAATACATTTTATAACTCAAATGATATAGATAAAAAAACAAAAGGAATAATAGGCCAAGTAAAGAACGTGATTAAAAACCACTATAATTCTCAAAATACACAGGCAAATATGTGCGTTTTAGATATTACGAAATTAAATTCGTTGAAAATACAAAGCTCACAGGGATCATCGGGATCATCAAATAATCAACAGGATACACAAGAGAAAAAAGAGAAAAAAGAAGCAAGGGAAAAAGAAATCGCGATGGAAAAAACTAGAAAAAAAAGAGCAGACGAAAAAAAAGCGGAGGAAAAAAAAGTAGAATTAGCAAAAAGGAGAGATACTAATATTAATATAATAATTGGTGAATTTGATAAAATGATATCAATAGTAAACTCAAAACGAGCAAGCCAAGATTACACGATTGATCAAAAAAAGGTTTTAATAGAATTATTGTTACAAATTGGTTTACCAACAGTTGAATTAGTTAAGATTACCCAAGGTAAAAAAGATTCGGAAAAAAATGTAAAGGTTAAGAATGAACTTTTTAATAATTATCTATTAGAATCTAGAAATTATATATGTAAAAGGTTATTATCAGGTGCGAGTAAATCGAAATCATCTGACATCAAGAATATTCGAGCAGCATATGAAAAAATTGAAAAATTTGAACCATTAACAGATAAAGAAATAAAAGAAACAATTGATAAACAACAACAACAATCCGATCAATCAAAAGATTCACAATTAAGAAATGCGATTAAGAGTCAAGAGGAACAAAATGTAAAAAATACGATATCACAAGATAAAAAATTAGAAGAAGAGAAGAACGAATTCGCGCGGAAAAGCGAACAACAACAATTCGAAAAAAAACAACAACAAATCGAAAGCGATAAACAATATAGTATAATAAATGAGCAACGACAAGCAGATTATGAAAAATTAGAACCATTGGATACAATTTCTCAAACACAACCAGTAGCTCAAGAACCAGTCGCTCAACAACCAGTAGCTCAACAACCAGTCACTCAACAACCTGTCACTCAACAACCAGTCACTCAACAATCAGTCGATCAACAACCCGTCGCACAACAACCAGCCCAGTCAGATGTTAACGAAAAAATCGCGGAAGATAAAGCGTTAGCAAAACAAATAGAACAAGATAAAATATTATTATTAAAAAAAGAAGAAATATTTAATAAAAAAATAAGAGATCAGGAATTAAGGGAGGAAGAGAGAATAATAGAATTAGAATTAATTAATAGAAAAATAAAAGATAAACGAATTGAATTAAAAGATAAATTAAGTGATAATATTACATTTGATATTTTACCAAGTAAAAAAGATTTTGAAAATACTATAGTATATTTAAAAAATTTAAAATTATCATACATTGTAAATTCTGAAAAATCATCAAATAAAGGAATAATTGTAGTTAGAATTACTAAATATTTAAAATTGATTAAAAATAATGATAAAAATAAAATAATTCAGATATCAGATAAAGGAAAACCAATCAATGATATCTTGCCCAAAATTATAAAAATTCATATAAAACATAAAACGAATTTAATAAAAATTATAGCAAATAGAAATTTAAATAATAAAGTAATACATGATCATTTATCTGAATTACCAGTAAATATATTAAATCATTATTATGATTTTATAGTATTATTATTAAACCATCCTCAACATATGGAAAAATGTTTACAACTATTAATTCAATAAAGTTAATAATCAATTAATATAATATTATATATATTATAATATATGCCACCCAAACTACCACGAAGACGAAGACAAGGACGAGGGGCTGCCGCAGCAGCTGGACCGGCTGCCGCAGCAGGACCGGCTGCCGCAGCAGCAGCAGCAGCAGCCGCCGCCGTAGCAGCAGGACCGGCTGCTGCTGCTGGACAAAGACGAAGACAAGGACGAGCGGCTGCCGCAGCAGCAGCAGCAGCCGCCGCCGCCGTAGCAGGACCGGCTGCCGCAGCAGCAGCAGCAGTTCTACCCCCGTTACCGGGATTGGATATCGGTTTATTAGATACTGAATGGACACGTGTATTAGCTATTAATAACCCCACCATCAATGGAGGGGTTATAGACGACATTATAAATAATGTCTCTGCCGCTATCCCAAATTTCGCAATTAGTCCCCCAGATGTAAATAAACTCGGAAATACAAATGACAATAAGTATGAGGTATTAGATACAATTGGGGATGGTACGTGTGCTATACACGCATTTTTACAAGCAATATCTATAAATTATAGGAAACTTGATAAAACTAATCAAGGCATTTTTGGTCGAGAATTTCGTAAGAAGTATTTGAAAGCACTATGTGATGCTAAAGATGTACGTGTTATCGCTGTTTGTAAAGAAACTAATAGACCACGAGTAAGTATGACGATGGATTTGGGAAGTGATGAAGCGTTAGACATATATATATATAAAATATTGTCAATATTATTTGAAGAAAACATATGCTTATTAGTCAAATCGACTGGTATAAATGCGAATAGTCCAGGGTATTTTATATTTGTTAATGATCTTATGACGCAAAATATGGAAAAAAGACCACCAGATAGGATAGTTCCTATAACAGATGCTATGATAGTAATACGTCACCAAGGAGGAAATCATTTCGAAACTATTAAATTAAGTACTAGTACAGATGATATACCATATAGATTTGATAGCGGTCAGATATTAGATTTAGTAACAACAATCGATGCTAATAGTTTTTCTTCTACAAAAAACTATGATAATGATAACTCGGCGACATCGGCGACATCGGCGACATCAGCAGAAGAGACAAGTAAAGATCCTAGTATAGATGCTATAAGGCTAAAAACATATAATATATTACCACCGAGTAAAGAGGTACAAGAGATAATGGACCAGATAGATATATTACTTGGGCCAGATACGAATCCAGGTGGGGGATTAGAAAACATATTTGGGAAAATAGATGATTCATTTGATCGTAATCAAAAAGTAGGATTTATGGAAAATTATAAAAGTTTAATTACAGGGTGTTCGAAAACAAATGACGCATTTTTTAGTAAAGATGCATCATTAGATGATTCAGATAAAGATTTAAAAAGGGTTGGCAAAGTATTAGATGGAGTTTTTAATGATATTTGGAGCAAAGATTTTAAATATTTAGATAATACACAAGTTTCAAAAAGAAATATGAATTTTTTTCTAGGTATATCACAACGAACAAATGTAATATTAGGGATATACGAAAAAAGAAGACAAAATTCAGAAATGCTAGTTCAAGGAACAATTACTAATTATTCAGAATTAGGAAATGTAATAATAGATTCAAAATTATTTCAAGATGTATTATATGATTGTATTGAGTATCAATTAAAAACGCCCCCCGGAAGAGATGAAATATTTGAAACATTATCATTAAAAATTAAATTATTTGTTAAAGTTCTAGAGGGAATTAAAGAAAATGTTGATAATTTAAAGAAACATACAATGGACTCGATGCAGGAAATATCAAGAAAAGAATATACCCTAAGAAAAGATAAACGGTTAATGAAAGATGAAACAGGATATCAGGAACGAGAACTAGAATCGGCAGATCAATTATTAAAAACTGATATATTTACCAAAGAAACAAAAAAAACGACTCAAACAATCGAGGCTAATATAGAATCCTCCGATAAAAAAAAAACACCGACAGAAAAGATCGAGGCTAAAATAGAATCACAAGATGAAAAGAAAAAAGGTAGACGAGATAGGGGGAGGGAAGATAAACGAAAAGGTGGACCGTCAGAAACAATTGAAGCTAGTATAGAAAATAGTTAAATATTATCAAATATTATATTTTAATAAATATATATATATGTATGAAATTTTTAAAAATACGAAATATTGTGATCCAATAAATATGATTGTTCAAACGGCTGGCGCGGAGGATGATGAAGAACTAACAAATGATGATCCAATAAATACGATTGTTCAAACGGCTGGCGCGGAGGATGATGAAGAACTAACAAATGATGATCCAAGTGCGGAAAATAAAAAATTATTTGACAATATATATCTGGAATTAAAAGTACTAAGAGATTATTATCAGGGTTTTATAGAGCCGAAAAAATCTACAAAATTACTACCCAACGTTGAAGAGGATTTACAATTAACATCCAAAGAATTTTTTAGATTTTATCAAAATGATTCTCAAAAAATAAAATATTATACTACTACAAGAGATAGTAATATAAATTCATATCAGAAATTCAGGGCATTAGCATCAAAATATGATAGTTATCCCGCTCTTAATTTCATATATGTTAATACGACTGGAAATGCGTATACAGAAAATGTTGCTAATTTATTTGTTATTGATATTGACCAGTCGGATAGTTCTATAAAAGCAGGGGATGTTAGTGATATAGATATAGTAAACAATATTGGAAATATTTCCCAAGAACTTAAAAATATTATACTAGAGTCAAATCATATTGTAATAGATAGTAATATATTACAAATTACTAGACCAGAGACGATGACAGATAATTTATTAATAAAATCACCATTATTATTTTATTGGGTATATATACATATAGGACTGAGTATGACATCTAATAATTCAATTTCTTCATTAAGTCGATTAGTAAGTACAGATATTGATACACAATTAGTAAGTCAATTAAAGGATTGTGTTAAAGATAGTGGCTCGATTACTAATATACTAAAATATATAAAAGAAAAAACCAATCTTGATATCAATGGTTATGATGATGATAGAATCAAGGATATTATAAATGGTTATCTGGGATCTTCTTACTGTCGTAGACCACAGCAACAGCAGCAGCAACCACCACCACCACCACCACCACCACCACCACCACCGCCAGGAGCAGCAGCAGCAGCAGCAGCACGCGGCTTACCACCACCACCACCACCACCACCACCGCCAGGAGCAGCAGCAGCCGCCGCCTTAGCCGCCGCCGCCGCCGTAGCACCACCACCACCACCACCACCACCACCACCACCGGGTGAACATCAATTGAATTATCCAATAAAAGATATTATTCCTAAAATTGGGGCAGCCGATCGACCGTTCGGTCTTGGAACACCTAATTATAACATTACTAGTTTAAATAACAACGCGGAATTCTATGTTCAAAATGAAACTACCAATCAGTGGATTTATTATGAGGATTATTACAAATTTGTCGGTAGTAATAATAATACATACACATATAAAAATACTCTATTAAGCAATCGGGATAATTTATTAGATAAACTACTATTTATGCCCAAACAATCTAACTTTGATCGTGATAATACTTACATATATACATGGAACGGTGATGACTACGCTGCGCCTGCGAATAATAATGATGCTACTTTGCATGTTGCAAAGGCAAATGCACAATTTTCTACAGTGTGTTTAGTGGATTGTATTCTTAGAGTGGTTGAAATAGATAATGGTATTAATATATTGAATGTTAGTGAAATCAGGTTCGGCAACGCTCGAGAAAAACTTATACCCACGGAATTACATGCGAATATAGATAACCTTTTATTATCATATACCAGTATAGATGGGTCATATTCAATACTTATAACTATTAAGAATATTGCTACTAATAATAGTCCGCCAACTATTGATATTAGTTGGTAATAATATCAATAGTCGGCCAACTATTGATATTATTACCAACTAAGTTTGATATATAGTTTATATTATTTATTTATAATCTAATTATATATAAATGAATATAATACAAAAAAAAGATTTTGATCAATTAGATAATACGCGAAAGAAAGCTAGATATCCAAAATTAAAAGGGCCAATAAAGAAAGAGGTTGATGATGATTTTGATAAAGAATTAAATGATATATATAAAAAACTATTATTTATTAAAACGAAACTTGAAAATGAAGATTTAGACTTGACATCACGAAAACTAGGGAGAGAAAAATCTAATTTTATGAAAGAGTATAGAGAATTCCTTGATAAAAATGATTTCTTATATGGATCCGACAAAGACCTAAAAGATGATCAAAAAGAAAAGAAAGAAAAAATTAAAACGACAGTAGAATTGTATAATCTAGATAAAGACTTTTCGGATGATAGTCGTCTATTGGGCATTAGGTTAGATCAGTTTTCTGAATCAACATCTTTATTTAGGAGAAGTACAACCCGTTCGGATAGAACTGTATTATACATTAGAAATATAATAAATATATTAAATAAATCGTTATATGAATTTATGCCATGGGGAACATATGCCGATAAAGTATATTCAATTGGTTTCAAATATAGTGGAAAGGGATCCTCCGTCGAAGAAACGGGGTTGTCTGGAAATGACTCAGAAGTTGTAGCAATGCTTGTAAGCAAGAAAGTAGACTACCGAAAAACTTTACTTGGGATGATAATCGAGGGTAGGGGCGACGAAATAATTGATCCAGATTTTGATAAAAAAATGGTGGATCAACTCAGTGCTATAGGAAGTCAGATATCACTAGGGGAAGAGGGTGAACGTACAACTATGGAAACCTTGAAACAGACAATAAATACTGATAAGGACGATATAGTAACTAATTTAGATGCTTCATTAAATGGAGATGAAATAAGAAATGTGATAAAAGATTATATGAGAGATAATATTGTATCATATTTAAATATGTCGAATAAATTACAGGATGAAATAAGAAAAATGGTAAATGAAAAATTACAACCATTAATAAAAGAAGAAGTAGATGAGATGATTATTCCAAGTAGCTTGCCAAGTGATGACATAGGTGAATTAAATAATCTTGCGCAGAGAGTTACTGATTATAAAGGCCAGTTAGTTAATCAGGTAGTGCATTTAATGGGCGACATCAAAATAACAACCATATTAGAAAAGTACTCGCGCGATAATAATATAAACGCCATGCCTGTGAGTGTTGTACTGACGGATATAGCGACCGATCAAGTGGTACAGGCACTACAGGATGATATAGATAATAGAGAAGTTAATAGAGGTATGATGGACTTAATGTTAATAATTGTATTAAAAAATAAATCAGATACCGTAAAAATAATAAATGTGGCAACGGATAAAGAATATACATTTTCCGGTGGGTACGCCTATAGAGGCGACGGGACTCTGGATACAACTAATAGGAAACCAGATAAATTAGAAGTAATTAATATACGTAATATTGATGATGGAAAATATAATATTGAAATATCCACGCAAGATAATAAATATACTGTTTATTATTCAGTTGAACTTAAACCCTGAGTCGTTAATGTATGATAAACACCAATATTGGCAAGTATCTACCAAAACGGACATGAAATCCAAAAAAGGAGACGAATGATATAAGTTTGTTATCTTTCGTCAAATATAAGGATAATTAATAGTGAATGATAATATAAATGAATGAACGATTTAAAACAGATTTATTATTATATAAAAGAAATATTCAAGATGACAATCAAATGACAATCAAAGATTTAAATGACGAATTATCGCAGCTAAAAGATAAGATGAAATATGTATATGAAAAGGATAAACAAATAAAAGTATTAAAATCAGAAATACTAGAATTAAAAGGAATAATAGAAGCATATGCTGATTATAAGAATAAATTACAATCGATTGTGCGGCGTGTAAAACAGATTGAGAAAGAGAGAGATGATTTACAATTAGAAAATAATAAATTAAAATCGATAATAAGTAAATTAAATGAACAATATGAAAAAGATAATATAGAAGAAGATAGAATAAAACAGATAATAATAAAACACATGCTAGAAAAAGAGAAGGGTAAATTAGAGGGTAAATTAGAACTGGTTGATATAGATCCGAGTAATATAGAAGATATACTTGATAAAATAATTTGAAAGTATATCTTATTAATATATTACAAAATACAACAATAATAAATGGAACTAATTGAGATAGAGATAAATAAATTAACTGTCAAAGAAATAAAAGGTCATCTCAAAGGATATGATCTATATAAAGGACTATCGCATATGAGAAAAGCGGAGTTGGTTCAATATGTGTATCGTATTATAACAGGTGTGAGTATGAGAGATAATGGAAATGGAGAATTTCATAAAGAATTTGATAGATTATTTTTGCCGAATACAATGGCGAATAAATTAAGAGCATTCCGAGGATTTAAATATAATGCAAGTATAAATAAAATAAGGAAAAAGGCGATTCAGTCATATAAATTCCGATTATTAAAAAAATATTTTAATATATTAACGGATCTCTTGAAAGACCGTGAATTTAATAAGGTTATTGAAGAATCTGGATTATCCCCAGAAATTATTGAACATGAGTCACATATTGAAACCAAAATAAAAATGGAGTCAATTAAATATGATACGCATATTGATTATTATGATACGCCACATAAAACGAAACTTATAAAGATGATGAAGTTATATGATATTGAGAAAGAGTATGGTGAATTTGATAATAGTGATATTAAATATTTATATCATGGATGTGATAAAACGACACTGGATTTAATATTAGAACACGGGAATTTTTCGCTACTAATGAGTGGTAAAAAACATGGACAACGATATGGACCGGGTATTTATTTAACTGAAAAATTATGGAAAGCCGCACAATATTCAGAAACACATATAAAGAAAGCGCATTATAAATATGTATTATTGTGTAAAGTATTAGTAAAGAACATATATGTTGCAAATCATAAAGATATATTATTTCCAAGCGGGCCATTAGCAAAATCATATGATACAAGTGTTGATAGACTAGTAGATCCAATTGAATATATTAAAAAAGATACGAATCACATATGTATTATAGGATTCATGCGAATATATATACCAATCCGTGATTGTTTACTATTAAATGATGTGAAAAAACCCCAAGCGATGCAAAATCAACTTGTTGCGATTAGTTTTGTAAACAATATTACATCGGGTACAGTAGAAAATCTTAGTATCTATTGGTATAATACAATATCGAAACCCGCATATGAGAAATTTATGGGAAATTTAATTGATATTCATAGTATTAGATCAATTAGTACATTAGTTGGTCATCAATTTAATATTTATAAAATTAATAAAAATAATATAAAACGATTTTATAAAACAATTATTATTAATCCCACTATATATAATAGTCGGCTTATAAGCATTGATTAAAAAAAATATAATTATATTTTTTGTAAATATATTTTATATTTAAAAATACATATATATATATAAGTATAATAGAATGCGGGTCAAAAAAAGAAATGGATGCTACGAAGAAGTATCATTTGACAAAATTACACATCGACTCGATTCATTAATAAATATGACACCAGTATTAAATATAGATAGTACAATTATATCACAGAAGGTTTGTTCAGAAATTTATGATGGTATTGATACGAGTTTATTAGATAAATTGTCCTCGGAGATTGTGGCGGCCAAGTTACCCGATAATATTGAATATGGAGAATTAGCATCACGTATAGTAATTTCAGATCATCATAAGAAAACATCAGGAGATTATAGGGATATAATAGATAGATTATATGCGAATGACGTAGTATCGACAGATTACTATAATTTAGTATTAAATAATATTGAAATAATTCAAACTAGCATAGATTATGATAAAGATTATTTATTTGATTTCTTTGGATTTAAAACATTAGAAAAGAGTTATTTATTTAAAATAAAAAATGAAATTATAGAGCGCCCACAACATATGTTTATGAGGGTAGCGCTATCCATACATAAATATAATATAGATAAAGCACTAGATACATACAAACGATTATCTAATCATGAATTTATTCATGCTACGCCTACATTATATAATGCTGGTACTAATAAAGAACAATTTGCTAGTTGTTTTTTATTAGCAATGGAAGAAGATTCGGTCATTGGTATTTATAATACATTAAAAGACTGTGCCATAATATCACAAAGTTCTGGTGGAATCGGGTTAAATATTCATAATATTCGATCGTGCGGATCTAGAATTGTTGGAACGAATGGTAAATCGAATGGATTAGTTCCAATGTTAAGAGTATTTAATGATACTGCTAGATATATTGATCAGGGTGGTGGAAAGAGAAATGGATCATTCGCAATATATTTGGAGCCATGGCACGCAGATATATTCGAATTTTTAGAATTAAAAAAGAATCATGGTAATGAATTAGAGAGAGCGCGAGATTTATTTTATGCTTTATGGATATCTGATTTATTTATGACTCGTGTGAAAGAGAATAAAATGTGGTCATTATTTTGTCCAGATAAATGTAAAGATTTATGTGAATTATATGGAGAAGAATTTGAAAAGAAATATATTCAGTATGAGGATGAAAAAATATATATAAAACAAGTGAGTGCTCAAAAATTATGGTTTAGTATACTAAATTCTCAAATTGAAACGGGTACACCATATATATTATATAAGGATAGTTGTAATATAAAATCGAATCAAAAGAATTTGGGAACAATCAAATCTTCTAATTTATGTACTGAAATCATTGAATATTCAAGCAAGGACGAAACCGCTGTATGTAATTTGGCTTCGATTTCCTTACCAAGTTGTTTGAAATTTAATAAAACAAAGTTAGAGAATACCTATACAATTTACACAAAGGAAAATTGTATGTATTGTATAGCAGTAAAAAATTTATTTAATCGTTATAATATAAAATATATTGAAAAATCACACAACGATTTATTATTAAGTGGAGAAATTCCAGGCGATGTAACATTTCCACAAATATATGTTAATTCTGATACATATATTGGTGGATATGAACAATTAGATAAATATATATCTCCTTATTTTGATTATGAAAAATTAAAAGAAATTACGAAAATACTAGTATTAAATTTAAATAACATTATTGATTATAATTATTATCCAACAGAAAAAACCAAGCGATCTAATTTCAGACATAGGCCAATTGGTATTGGTGTTCAGGGATTAGCGAACGTTTTTTATGAAATGAAATTCCCATTTGATTCTGACGAGGCCAAAGGTATAAATGAAAAAATATTTGAAAATATATATTATGCAGCGGTAGAAGCATCAATGGAATTATCAAGAGATCGGGAACAGGTTATAATTGAATATAAAAAAATATTAGAGGATTATAAATTAAATATGAAAAGTAGAAGCGATGAAGAGAATGAAATTATTAAAAATATATGGATCAATTTAAATAAAGAATACAATATTCGTGAAGAAGAAATTAATCGTGAAGAATATTTAGGAACATATTCAACATATATAGGATCTCCCATGTATGAAGAAAAACTACAATTTGATTTATGGGATAAAGAAGTATCAGATGATAATAATGATTGGAGTAGATTAAGAATAGATATTAAAAAATATGGCATTAGAAATAGTTTATTAGTCGCTCCAATGCCCACCGCATCAACATCTCAAATATTAAAAAATTATGAATGTTTCGAACCCATCATGTCAAATATATATTCTCGGAGAGTGTTATCCGGTGAATTTATTGTTATTAATAAAAATTTAATTATGGATTTATTGTTATTTGAAAAATGGACCCCCGAGATGAAGGATATGTTAATTGCTTCTAATGGATCCGTTCAAAATTTAAACATTCCATTATTTTTAAAATATAAATATAAAACCGCTTGGGAAATCAAACAAAAAGTAATTATCGATATGGCGGCTGATCGCGGAAAATATATATGTCAATCGCAGAGCATGAATTTATTTCAAGAAAATCCAGATTATAAAAAATTATCTTCCATGCATTTTTATTCATGGTCGAAAGGACTAAAGACGGGAATGTATTATTTGCGTAGTAGACCATCTAGTAAACCAATTCAATTTACAATTTCTCCAGATATTTGTGAATCATGTAGTGCGTGAGGTATATTATCTATCAGTAAAAGTAGTTTCATCATCGCGCCGTCTGATGGGAAACCATGGATAAACATCATCAGGAATTTTATGCCTTTTACGAAATTTTGCTCTATTTTCCACGGTATTTCTTGCTTCCAGTGGAAGCAGGCCCCGCACGTGATCGGACTCGCGTAAAGGCATGATTTTCTTATCATTGACTTGTACATATCTAATATTATATTCACCTGGTTTAGATTTTCTCATCTCGATGTTATTCACCTCAGTTAATGCAAGCGCTGCGTCTTCCCTAATCGCGTTTATTTCTGTTTCTAATTTTTCTATATTCCCACCTTCTTCTATTCTCTCTTTTACTTTTATTATCTGATCTGAATATTTAGTAACCTCAAGAAGCGCCGTACTCAGCTCATCGTCATATCCCGGATTATTGTCATAATATACCTGTCTAGGTGTTTCATTTGGGTTTGACAATCTATCTTCATTATCCGTTTCATTCATCAGCATAACACGCACACCAATAGCGGCTGCCAAATAAACAAAAAACATAATAATTGTAACGATGCGCAATGCCTTATGGAATTCATACATATCAATATCACTCTTTAATTTATCACTCATTTTCCTTTTTTCTGGATTATTAACTAATTCTGATACTAACCCAGTAATATCAATATTATTTTGGTTTATTTTAGCAGAGAAATCAAACCAAATATCGTTGAATTTAAAAACTTGGTAATTAAGAATACCAATCGATAATAGGATGAATCCGATTAATACTATCAAAATATACATTAGTTTATTTTCAAATAATCGGTAAAAACAAAAAAGTAACCATGCAACGATATGACATAATAATACTATTAAATAATTATTCATATATATATATATATATATTATATATATATATAATTAATATTTTTCACATAGTCTCCATCAATCTGAGTTGTTGAATTTACAATTTCTCCAGAAATTTGTGAATCATGTAGTGCTTAACTTAAATAATTCATTGATTCGCCTCACGCTGCTGCTGGCTGCGCCCACGTATCCTTAGATATGTTATTTAATTTTTTCGTTCCACAAGCATATTCTTGAACTAATTCAATATCGGAATAAGCGGCTTTATTAGTTGGACTATATTGAGATATCTGTTTACGTCCTTTGATATAATCAAAAAGACTGAACAAATCATTTGTGTAAACTACATCCCATAAAGTTCTAGCGGGGAACCCGGAGTCATCGCCAAATTTTTGACCATCTAAATAATTCTTATATAATCTACGCATTTCACATAATTTGTCTTTAATATGTAAATTTGTATCATCTATAGCGTCAATATCAGGATAATCCGCATTCATATGACTTTTCAAGTCAGCTGCATGTGTAATTAATTCATTTCTTTCAATTTGAAATAATTTGTATGCTTCTTTCTTATTAAAAAGGGTCCGTTGGACGGGGTCCAATTGGACGGGGTCCAATTGGATGGGTGGTCCCTCAACCGGTGTTAATAACCACGAAATCATAGCTGAAAGTATATAAATAACGATAGCCACAATAGTCACAATACGAAATAGTTTCTGAAGCTCATAATTATTATTCATGTCAATATTGGTCTTCTTTTTTTTTTCACTAAGCGATATTAATTTTTCTTGATCTTCCTTTTTTTCTGGATTATTAACTATTTCTGATTCTAAACTAGTAATTGAAGCATTATAATTTTTTATTTCAATATTATTATTTTGTATTTCATCCGAAAAATCAAACCACTTACTTTTATATATAAAGGCTTGAACAACAAGGGGTATTAATAATAAAACCGATGTGATTAAAAAAGGCCAGGTATAAAATCTTGCTTTATTACTATTCTTTCCAGATATATAATAATAAATCACAAGTACCAGTATAATTGCTAAATGACAACCAAAAACAATAAAATAATTAAAATAATTAATCATATATATATATATATATACATAATATAAAATTTAATCAATTAAACAATTCTTATTATCGGACGGTTTAATGATTGTAACTCGTTTATGCTTATATTTAGTTTGTTCACATCGTTGAATAAGTTCATCATATCCATTCAGTTTATAATATTCGACGTCTTTCCAAAATTGAATTAAGTGACACATATTCTGATCCCACCAATTTTTATCTCGTTTTACCAGAGTACATTCGAATCGTTCGATAAACCACCATTTAGATTCGACGAATTCATATTCATTATCACTAATCCATTTTTTTTGCGCATTAATCCAATCAACATATTGATCGTCGCTTAAATATAAATCGGGATATAAATAACTGTTTTTTTCAGAGAACATTTCTTTATAAGTAACAGTTACACCCTTTGGTAAACCAATACTAGTATAACCATTAGAGCCATTTGTATCGGAACAATAATCTTCAAAAGAATCATAATCATTTAGTTTCACTTGTAAGAAATCACATTCGTCGAGATTACAACATTCTAATTGCCCCTGCATTTGAATCCAATAATGTTTGGGTACTGATTTAGTAAACTTTCTTTTTGGTGGGCATTTAATTTCCAACATTCGACCTGTTAATTCAATAGAACCGAAATCACAAATACCATCAGGAGATGCACCAAAGATAGGAAAATCCGGATGAGGGATCATACCGAATTCTTTAATCTTAATATTATTCATAGATTCATAAAATTTAGTGGCAATTTCTTCATATTTTACACCCCATTCCGTAATTGGATTAGATACATATGGTTTATTATTATCTTCAATCTTCTCTAAAAGTAATTCATCGCGTGATTTATACTGACATTTATTTAAGACCGATGCAAATGAGCTAGCAGTAATTACGGATTTTCTAATTGCGAACCATTCAATCGATCTTTGTTCTGGTAATTTAAGTTTTAATAAATTCGTCAAGATGTTAGTTCTTTTATTATAGTCAGATATATTGGTAATTAATATAGCAAAATAATTATTAATAATAGTTTCAATACAATATTTATGAGATTTATTAATCAGGTTATTATTGGTTGTTTCTTTGTTTGTATCAATATTATTATAAATATTAATAATAATATCATATGTATCCTTTTTTAATTTAGTTAAATATGTATGATCCTCAATATACATTACAATTGTATCAATCATATTAGAATCAATATATGATTTAATATCATCATAATAATTATTCATAATAACCATTGAGCACATATATATATATAATATATATATATATATATCAGATTTCAAATTAAAAGTATATAATTATAAATAATTTAAAAGATATAATATAGAAATGTTTATGAATACCGTGTCCGAAATAGATCCGACGAGGTTAAATGATTTCAAACTAAATGTGAAAGAATGGTTGGAATTAGATATAATTATTAGTGAGCAAGAAAAGCGAATTAGAGAGCTTAAAAAAAAAAGAAATAAAGAATTGGAGCCATTGATAACCAAATTTATGACGGAAAATAATATCACAGATTTAAATACAAACAATGGAAAAATTAAATGTAAGGAAAGAAATACAAAAAAAGGACTAAATAAATCAAATATACGAGATAATTTATCTAAATTTATTAATGATCAAACGGTGTTAAATCAAGCTATTAATGAAATCGTTAATAATAGAGAACTGATTCAGAGTTATAAATTAAAAATTGTTAAATAATATAAATAATATAAATAATATAAAGAATATCAAATACGAATTATTAAATGTCTCTATATGATTTATATTATTCCAATAAAAATAAAAAACATATGTACGAATTATTATTTGAAATAACGCAAAATAAATTAGAAGAAAATATTTTCAATAAAATATTTACAGATACTTTTGAAACTACATTGTCATCAACATTACTAGAATTAAATAAAGAATTGGTTGAAAAAATATGTAAAATATATAATGTGATTGATATTACTAATAATAATATAGCTATAAAAGGAAATAATGAAATATTAAATACAAATAATATTGACCATAGTAAAAAAGAAGAAATATCAAAAATCACTAGTCCTGATATGCCAGTTCAAAAAAAACATATTACGTCGAGTGATCGGAATAGTGGTAATCGATATAATTATAATATAACTATATCCGATAATATCAAGACAATTGAAAAACTAATTATACCAAAAGAAGATAATGATATTTTTATAAATAATGTAATACAATTAATTATACCGGAATTAGGAATTAATACATTATGTTATTGTACGGATACAAAAAAAATTAATAATTATATATATGGGACATATATATTAGAGGATAATGTAGCTAAAAAAACATTTTCTAATATAAATATTAAAATTAAAAGTATTTATTCAGATATGGAATATACTGATATTACTGAGATTACAAAGCTTGAAGATGATCATATAATAGTAAATAATTTGGATTTAATAAAAGTGGGAGATTATATTAAAACAGATACCGGAAATAATTACAAGATATTAGAAATAGAAGAAGAGAATAAATTAATATTGAAGGATTATAAAATGGGCGAAGACGTCGAATTTATAAATTTAAATTTACAGAACATAATTATTTATACATATTGATTCCGAATGGATTATCGGAATGGATTATCGGATTCCGCAGGAGATGTGGATCCCGTAGGAGATGTGGATGCCGTGGGAGATGTGGATGCCGTGGGAGTTGTGGATGCCGTGGGAGTTGTGGATGCCGTGGGAGTTGTGGATGCCGTGGGAGTTGCGCGCGTAGATGGCTCAGTAGTACCATTTAACAATTCATCTATTTGTTTTTTAAGTTCGTCATAATTTTTATTAATATCAATTGAATTATCGATTAATTCTTTCTTTTTATTATCATAATCCGTCTCAGTCTCGCTTATGATATCAAAAATTGGATTACTATTTGAATCTGTTAATGATCTACCTGGATATATACTCTCCATAATATCATCGATAGTTGGACAGTCAGGACAAATAGTTGTAGGACATTGAGGTTGTGCCGGACATTCGGGACAAGTGGGACAGCTAGGGACTTTGGGAAATTTAATTTCAGGGCATGTTAAATTCGGACAATCGCATGATAAATTAGTTTTATCCGGTGCGTTAGTTGTTTTAATTTCTTCTTCTTTTTTATCTATTTCGATTGTTAAATTATCTATTTCTTTATTTTTTTCAAAATATATATAAACACTAAATCCAATAATAATAATTAGAAATAATATTAATAGAATAATAGAAAATATATAATAATTATTTGTATCATTTACTGCCTTATTAGACGTCTCGGGGAAATCTAATTCGGGTGAATCCGGAATCTCTGGTATATCTGGTATTGGCATTGGTTCAACAGTAGGTGGTGGTGGTGGATCCGGGATTTCACTTTTTTTAATACTATACATTTAATATATATATACTATTTATATTTTATTAAAATAAAAATATCTATATTTATGAATATATTTGTCAGATTTTTTAGTACTAATATATTTTTCAAAACTACCATTATTTAGCATATAAATAATAAAATGTATACAGTATATACCGCACTCTGAATTTTTCATTTGATGTTTTACATCATTATAGAAATAAATCAATTTCTTTTGAGATCTGATATTATTAATTAATTTTTTAATGTTATCTTGTGGTTTTTTTCCAAGTGAATCAAAATAATATATTCCAGGGGAGTTATAATTATTTCCGATCAAATCAATATACATACATATCCAATGTTTACCCCCTTTTGAACTGTTATCAGTATTAAATACAATTCCTATTTTTTTTATCCCATCTTTAATATGTTTTTTTATATTAATATTACAAAGATCATAAATATTACATACGGTCTTATTATCATAATCATTTGGAATAGCCCCATAAAAATAAAAATCTTTATGGGCATTTGAATATTGATTTAATACATTTTCAATATCTAGTGTATTTAACCATTCATATTTATTGTTGTCCCAGATTTTAGGCATTATTGGCTTAAATAAATTCTTAAATTTTCCAATATCTTTTTTAGATAATTTATTTATAATTTTATCAATTGTTATCCAGCATACTTCAGTGGTACAATTAGACATCTTGTTAATCTCACTTGATATATTCTTATATAATATTTTTATATTATTACTGTGTTTCACATCTAAAATTTTTTGTAATTTTAATAGTAAATCTTTATTTAGACAACTTGTATTATTTTTTATAGTTTTTTTTGATATAGGGGAACATTTTTTTTGATCATACATGTTATTATTATATATATATATAAATTTTTATGAAAGATATTATTTACTCTAATGGTTTGTGTGAAAGTAATTCACTTTCATATATGTTATCGATATTACTTTTTAATAGATTATTCATATAAAATATTTCACCTTGTTGATCAATAATTAATTTTCTACAGAAATCTAATAAATATGAATTATTGGTATGAAGTATTAGTCTTTTACTCATATCAATAGCAACTTGATGATGTGGCACCATATGTTCTAAATAACTTTTGTTGGTTATTTTCATATCATTCATCATTTGTGAATGGTCTATCGGTTTAAAAAACAAAGGATTACATGAACCATCTTCAGATGTTGACATAATCGGATTATAAAAGTCTAAATTTGTTTCAATCTTATCTTTTGTTGATGACATTTCTATAAATAAAGATGGAGTATATTTCATCATATGTTCCATCTCCCATATTTCATATGACTGCTTACGTATAATATCACGACATATATTAAGAAGTATATCTGATGAGGTATGTGGTATCAATAACCTACTCATATCAATCGCAACTTGATGATGTGGTATCATATGTTTTAAGTATTCCATATCCGATAATATATCTGTACATGGATTCGATTCATTCTGAGCGATAATTAGTTTATTATGATTCATGTGGGTACTTTTATTATTATTATATATATAAATTTGAAATAATATAAAACTAATAATTTAAATAATAATAAGATGGAAATAATCGATAAAAAAGATAATTTAGTAAATTCATTAAATGAAATTATTACAAATTATATTGATTTGAAACATGATTATGATGAATTAAATGATTCTAAATTAAAAGCAAATAAAATCGCTCTTGATACAATTACAAAATTAAATGAAAGTTTAAATAAAAAAGATATTATTATATCAAAATTAAATAAAGATAAGTGTGAATACGAAACAATAATTAATAATTTAAATGAAAAATTAGAACAACTAGCAACAGAGGAAAGTGATAATAATAAACATTCTATTTTAATTAATCAGGCTAATCAATTAGAAGAGAAAGATAGAGCAATTGAACACCTTCAAAGTAAGTTAGAAAAATATATTGGTAATAAAGAAACAAAAGATCATATCAAGGTATTTACCGATGGATCTTGTATAAACAATGGATCTGAAAATGCTAAAGCTGGGTACGGTGTTTATTTTGGACAAAATGATATTAGAAATGTATCAGAGAGATTTAAAGGTAATCAAACAAGTAATATGGCAGAATTAAAAGCTATTATTAAAGTTTTTGATATTTGTAAAGAATTACTAAATAATAAAAAAAGAATTATTATTTATAGTGATTCTAAAGTCGCAATCGGATGGTGTACCAATACGGGTGAAAAATATAAGAATTTAGATTGGAAACATAAGTCTATGGATTTGGAAACAATTAATAATATAAAAGAGGGGTATGAGCTATTTAAAAAATATCCAACAATAGAAATAATGTATGTAAAGGCGCATTCTAAAGATGATAATATTTTATCAATTGGAAATAATATGGCTGATAAATTAGCGAAAGATTCTCTACAATTAGAAGATGTTGATATTTTTGATATCATTAATAAAGAATCAGAAAATGATACAAATGAGCAGATTTCTGTTGTTGCCATTAAAAATAATATCATTGAAGAAACAGTATTAGAATCAAATAATACTAATGGCGATGATACTAAAGGCGATGATACTAAAGTCGATGGTACTAAAGTCGATGATACTAAAGTCGATGATATTAAAGGGGGCACAGAAAATAATACCGACGACGATACTGATGAGGTATGGATCAAAGTAAAATATAAGAAAATCGCATATTATATAGTTGAGAATGAGAATCCACAATATATATATACTATTATGGATAATAAGAAATGTGACAAAGTTGGATATAGGGAAATAATTAATAAGAAAAAGAAATATACATTTTATTGATTTTTACAACTAAACTTATAGATACTTACAATAATGAGTATTATAAGTAAAATAATAATAATAACATTAATCTTATTATTATCATCTATTGGTGAATCCGCCGTATATATATTTATATAGGAATTAATAAATTTATCGAATGTAATATTATTTTTATTTAATATATCATTTGTATTATTATGAAGATTATACAACCATGTTGTTAAAGATAACTTATCCTTTAATATATTTGAATCAAGTGGGTTTGATTGTAAATATTCGTTATAATGATTAGAACATTTATTACATGGTAATAAATATCCAAGATCTTCAAAAAATCTTTTATATATTATTTTGTCCGTTTCTGTTGGTGTATCTGAATATGTAAGAGTAATTGAATGTAAAAATGTCCATGCACCATCACCCCATACATCAGAATTTAATCCAGTATAAAATATTTTTGGCAACATCTTTTTATTATATATAATATCTTTTTTTTTTTTATTTAATATATTATAAATGGCTGAATTTTTAAGTGAAGTAGGAACAGATTTAAATTATGGAGTTGATTACGCTGTAGATAAAGTTACTCACCCAAGTGAGACATTCAGAGAATTAAAGGGTACTGGGAGAAGAGCTGTTAATTATGTATCCGATAGAACTTCACACCCATCGAAAGCTTTATATGATGTCGAAAATATAGCAACTAGATTTATGGACGATGTTGTGGAAAATAACACCCATAAATTACTTCTATATGCAGGAGTTTTATATTTCATATTATCATTCCAGGGATTTAAAAATACGTTTGATAACGTTGTTCGGTCTATACCATTAGTTAAAACAATATACCTTTTCCCTCACGTAGCTAACACGGCACTATTCGTATTATTGCTATATATTATTAAATATAAAATAGACGATGATATTGTCCGGGGCATTAGAAGTACATCCAACTGGATTAAAAAACATAATCCATAATTCGAGATTATGATAATTAAAGATATATTTAAAATTTAATTAATATATATGAATAATATGAATAATATGAATAATATGAATAATTTAGTATTTTATAATAATTTAATGATATTAAATAATATTAAATCACTGGATTATTTATTTAATGATAATTTTGTTTTGGATAATAAGCTTACAAATGCATCCAGTAAAACATGTAATAATATGATATATATGTTAATTTATTATACATATAGCGAATCATTTAAATATCTGAATAATAATTATAATGAACACTTACATAATTTGGTTAATTCAAGTATAGATAATTTATATGATATTTTACCGGATGATTATGATGATTTAAATTTAATTCAGTTACTTTTTAATATAGATAAAGAATTTATTATAAAATCTAAATATGATTTTAATTTAGATTTTATCAAGAAAATGATAGTATATATTGTTAAGCCAATCATATCATATATCAAAGAATATGAACATGTATTAAATCCATTAGGATATAATTCTATACAATATAAATTTTTACAAGTTAAGAATGAATCGGAATCGGAATCGGAATCGGAATCGGAATCGGAATCGGAACCGGAGCCAGAACCGGAGCCAGAACCGGAGCCAGAACCGGAGCCAGAACCGGAGCCAGAACCGGAGCCAGAACCGGAGCCAGATCCAGAATCAGAATCAGATTCAGACTTGGATGAGGCAGAGTATGTAATATATGACGCACTCCTGAATATATTTAATAAATAAGGGTAATATAAATTTGAAAATATATAAAAAATAAAAGTTACATATAAATATTAATGAATATTATTGTATCTGTAAATGATGATCATATTATTGGAATTAATAACGATTTATTAATTAAGTCTAAAAAAGATTTGAAAAGATTTTCAAAAATAACAACAAATGATAATGATAGTAAAAAAAATATGATAGTAATGGGTTATAATACATGGAAGAGTATTCCGAATAGACCACTTAGCGATAGATTAAATATAATTATTTCAAATAATCATATATCAGAATTTACAAATGATGAAAATATAAAGTGTTTTGTAACATTTGATAATTTCATGGAATGGTTTAATAAAAATAAAATAAATTACGGAGAATGTTATATTATTGGGGGTCAAAGTATATATGATATTCTATTGAAAAATTATAAAGATTATATTCAATATATTTATATTACAAAATTCGACCATATATATTATTATTCATCAAATACAGATGCCCTGAGTTATAAATATTTTAATTATGATTTATCTAAATTTAAATTAGTAAATACAGAAACCACAAATGATGAGGTTGAATTTTATACTGGAGAAAAATGTAACTTAGATATTAATTATCATACATATATTCATCCTGATTTATATAATATTGAAGAATATCAGTATATTAATTTACTAGGTGAAATATTAAATACAGATAAAAAACCAAGTAGAAATGGATGTGTATATTCTAAATTTGGAGTTAGAATGGAATTTGATTTGAGAAATGGGTTTCCATTATTAACTACTAAGAAAATGGGATGGAAGACAATATTACGGGAATTGTTATGGTTTATTAGTGGATCTACAGATAATTTAATTTTACAAGAAAATAAAGTACATATATGGGATAAAAATGCTGAAGACTTTGAAAAACGAGGATTATACAAAAAAAATGATCTGGGGCCAGTTTATGGATTTCAATGGAGGCACTTTGGAGGTGAATATATCGATTGTAATACCAAACCATCAGAGGGGGTTGATCAATTTAAATATATTATAGATACAATCAAAACCGATCCGACAAGTAGAAGATTAATTTTATCGGCGTGGAATCCAGTCGATATTCCGAATATGGCATTACCACCATGTCATGTATTAGTTCAGTTTAATATTGATGGAACTTATATAGATGCGCAGCTGTATCAAAGATCTGGTGATATGTTTTTAGGTGTACCATTTAATATTACATCTTATGCTTTTCTATTAAGTATTATTGGATCGATTACAGGTTATGTGCCTCGCAAATTAATTCATATTATTGGTGATGCTCATATATATGAACAACATATTGATGCTGTTAATATACAAATGAATAGAATTCCTTATAAATTTCCTGTATTAGAAATGAACCAGTTAGATGATATTGATAATATTAAAGAAACAGATTTTATATTAGATTATTATAAAAGTCATCCGACGATTAAGGCAGATATGATTGTGTAATATAAATTTCATTTGTATATTATATAAGAATGGACGATAATAATTTACTAATGATTGTTTTGGCGTTTGTTGTTGGATTCATGCTACAAGGTATGATGAAGAATATGTGCGGTGGTCGATTACTTGAGGGCGTTTCTGTATACACACAAGAGTGGGGAGAAAAGTGTGCATCCCCTTTCCCCCCATATTGTAAAGATAATTCAAACCGTAATGAAGGTACCCAACCTCTTTTATGTGGTTTAGGCTTACCGGGATATGCTGAATGTTCTATAAAAGACAAAAACAATGTTCTAAAAGCACCCTCAGACTGCAAATCGGGTTGTGACTTTAGTGGTGATAAGACGGTAACATGTCCTGGTGGCGACCGTAGTACATGTACTGCTACTACTACTTTGGTATAATAATTAAATAAGTAATATAAAAAACCACCCATATATGAAGGCGGGGAAATAGTGTGTCGTACACTTTTTTTTGATATGCTCTATACTAGAGCCCTACT